TGGTAATTGAATAACGTCCTGTACCGTATTCATATATCCATTTTCGCATTTTTTCAATATCAACTTCATGTGCTTTTACCACAGTATTCACAAAGTGAGGTGGTAAAATATCTAATTCTCTTTGGTAAAAGTTTTTTGGATTTATTTTCATTTGATATAATTCTCAATTAATCTAACGTTGTCGTATAGTGCTTGGGGAGCAGATATTCTCCATAAGCAGTCGTCGTCTTCCGATCCTTTGTATATACGAGCAAAGTTGGTTATTTCTCCAGTGTTAATTAAATCATTAATAAATGGCATAAGAGTTTTTTTTGAATACCATTCGCATTGATCTAATTTTAGCCAGGGTGTCCACCCATTTGTTTTTAAAATTTTTCTAGATTTATTCATACCTTCCCGCCACCACTGATTTAAAAGTATTAGACTGTTTTCGTGGGCTATTTTGAAACAATTTTTAATATCGTTAGAAGGTGTAGACTGATTGTCCAAATTTATTAAGTCAAATTTTGGAAATGTGTTCCAATTTACATTGTCTGATTTGTTTTCAATTAGTGTAGTGTTTGCAAACATATCTTTAGGTAAAGTTTTCTTAATTCTACTCATAACAGGATCTATTAAAATATTTTGTTGTGTATTACTAACCTCAACCACTAAACTTAAAATAGCACCTTTAAAACATCCTATTTCTAAAAAGTTTTTAATATTTGGTTCAAAATTTAGATATTTGTAAATTATATATGCATCTAAAAAAGTTCTAGTTTCCTTAAACACAGAATAATTTTTATAGTAAAATGTTTTTAAGAAATTAATCGTCATATTGAACCGTTAGTCCGAATGGTGCTTCTATGTTTCTTTCGTATTCGTTATTAATTAAAAATATAGTATCGCAATAGTCTTCATCGCCCCATGAATCAAAAGGCCAACCATCTGTAAACATTACAAATTTTTTAGGTTCAATGCCATTGTCTTTCATGTATTTCCAATTACATTCAAATTCTGTACCACCACCTGAACCTAATTTATAGTCTAATAGTTCTTCTGCATTGTCAGGTGTAAACACTTTTGGATTAAAAACTTCAGTATCAAATGTCCAAAGATGTATTCTAAAGTCTTTATATTGATCCATTATATTTTTTACTTCTGTTAAAAATTCTTTACATTGTTGGTTGCTTATTGAACCCGAAGCATCTAGAGCTAAACATATATCGATCATCTCATCATTGTTTTGTCCTGGTAGTATAGCTGATGTATGCCAACTTTTTCTGCTAGGTCTCATCCAAGTATAATCAGCTTTAATAGTACTCATAATTTGTTGTTGAAGTATTTCTNTCCAATCCATTTTTGGTTCTGTTAATTCTTTTACTAATCTTTGTAAAGCACCTGGCAAGTTTCCTGCCCCAGTTGATTGTGCGGCACTTACCATTGCTTCTTTTACTTCGTCTCTAATTTTTTTTAATTCTTCTTTAGTGTATACTGGTTGTTTTCCTTTTCCACCTTTTTTATCTTTTCCTTTTCCACCTGATCCTGGCTCTTTGCCCCAATCAACGTGTTCATCCATAAGTTTACCCATTTTTTCTAAAAACTTCTTACCGTTCTTTTTTGCAGTTTTATATAATTCGTCATATATTCTTTCAGCTGGCCAATCTTTATATTTGTCATCTTGGAAACCTTTGTTCTCACCTTTTTTACCTTTAGGCATTTCACCAATTTTNCCTTCTACAAGAATTTGATTAACNGCATAGTCCGCCGCAATATTCCAAAGNNNNGGATNTCTNNCNCCNATTCTAACTAACATATGTTCAAATACATTATGTAGAACTTCGTGACCAAATAANAANTCTGCTTCTCTNGGTGTAAGTGAATCTATAAACTTTGTATTGTAATAAAAGTGTCTACCATCTGTACCAGCAGTAGGACACCAGTCGTCTGCATTAACAAGTCTAAGTCTAGTTGCAAGGTTGCCAAAAAACGGATGTTTTAAAAGTAAGGCAATCCTTGCAGTAACTAATTTGTCTATTATTAATTGATCTGATGGCACTATTTAGACTCCATAGCAGTTATGACATACTTGCCAAACTTCTTATGGAACCTATCAAATGATTTTAACTTGCTAGGATCGAACGGAAGTTTATAGTTTGTCAGTGCAATCTTGGCACCCATAACAACTAACTCTGTTTCAAAGTTATCCATCATGTAGTGAAAGAATCTGTCTGCTTGTTCGTTCCAATTTTTTGTTTTCTTTTCATGTGCTTGTTGTAATTCATAACACAACGAAACAGTTAAAGAATACATCGCTGATATTTCTTTAGTTTTAAGATCTTTAACCTTACCGCTCAATATATCAGAAGGGTTAGGTAACTGGCCGCTAACTTTACGATGATTCATAAATTTAACAGCCAGGCCTTCTCCTACACAACCTGCAACGAGGTCAGTGAGCGTACTTTCTGGCAGGTCATCTGATAGAAGTTGTGATACGAAACTCCATGATCTTGGAGTTGCGAATGATCTACTTGATCCTCTTGGATCAAAATCGTATAAATCTTGTTTTGCGAATGTACAATAACCTACTACATCTGCGTGGATATGATTAGTAGTTGCCCATTCCATCCAATCGTCATAATCCACTCTTAATTCTATGTGAACAAATCTGTTGGCTAATGGAGCCGGCATTCTGTAAGTAACACCTCTGTCACTATCTCTGTTACCTGCCGCTACAATTGAAACGCCTTCTGGTAGGTAATATTGTCCTACTCTTCTGTTTAAAATAAGTTGATAAGCCGCCGCCTGTACTGCTGGAGCCGCCGAATTTAATTCGTCTAAGAAAACGATTGCTGTCGATTTAGGATCAGTAGGCAATTCTGCCGGACTTGCCCATACCATATTGTTTTCTTTTGCGTTATAATAAGGAATACCTTTAATATCTGTAGGTTCCCATAAAGGAAGTCGAATATCAATAACTTCTCTTTTTTGAGAATCTGCAATTTGTTTAACTATGTCGGATTTACCAATACCAGGTGCACCCCACATCATTATAGGTCTTTGTAATTTAATACAATGTGTTAATGCTGATTTTGCCTCGTTTGGCGTTACAGTTCTATTTTGACTGCCTATTGCCGCTTCTTTATTTTTGTTGGCTCTTGCCATTTTGTACACTCCTGTTTAAAATGTTTATAGTATTATAATAACATAGTATTGTTATACGTCAACCTGGTAATTATGGCTAAAAAAGGGCTATTTTATTAGGGTTTTTGCTCGTCCGCCTTGCTCATGGCCCGTGCTAAACCGTATTTTGTAACATCTCCAGCAAATAACATCAATTGTAGAGCCATTTTTTCCATGGTTACTACAATCTGCTTCTTATCTACGTAATATGGGCAATCTACAAACTCATCTAACCATAGGAAAGTTTGTGGAGTGAATATGATTTTAGCAGGAAATTTGATATTATAGGTTTTAATATCTAAGGATTGTATCCATTCATAGCCTATTTTTGTTAATCTTAGTGATCTTGCTTGGTAAGTTTCTCGTACATTTTGCCACCAACTAAAATAAGCCGCTTTTATACTCTCATCGTGTAATGGCTGTTCTTTGAGTGTAAGGAAGGTTCGAGTGTAGGCTGTCTTTGTGTCCATACACTTAATTATCTAGAGAATTTAGTGCCTGATTTTAAAAGGTATACACCAAATTTGTCTGTTTGATGTTGAGCATTTAATTTTTTAACCAAGTTTTCTGCGTGACCTGGATTAGAAAATGAAACTTTTTTGTATTTTGGACCGGGGTAGTTTGCCACCAAACTTGATGACTTTAAATTAATAGGTTTTCCATCATAGAACACTGCCCATATGCCTTCAGCCGCCAGGACTTCGTCCATCTTGAACGTTGTTTTATTACTGTGTTGGAGTAACACTGTTGGTTTTGGTCTGCTCATAATACAACATATATTTACCAATAATTGTATTACTATTTTTTATTGAAGTCGCCGCCGTCCATTTCGATGTTTATTGTCTGCGCCTCTTTGGCAGTTTTGAGTGCTTCGATTATTTCTTCTTGTATGGTGACCATTCTTGTCATGACTTGTGATAAAGAGTCTGCTAATTTATCTGCTTCCTTGGCAGGAATACGTATTTCACGTTCACCTTTTTGGCGAAGTGTTCTTATCCTACCTAACAAATCCTCAATTGGACGGGTTTGAATCTTGGAACTCTTTGACTGCATTGTTTAATACCTGTTGCATTTCTATTTTAGTTTTCATCGGCCCTTTATATGTATATCTTTGAAGGGTAATCATTTTTGGACAGTATGCTTTTCGCCAACCTTTTTCAAAACAAATTATATAATAGCCTGCACAAAATTGACTTTTTGATTTAGGAGTTTTAGTATAAATGGGTAATTGTTTTTGTACATCAAACATTGGATTATAAGGATTTTGTGAACAAGGATATCCGTGAACTGTGAAATTACTAGTTTGTTCTATAATTGGTTCTTCTGGTGTATTAGATTTTTCAAATATATTAAATCCAAAACGTGTGAACAGGCTCTCTTGTGTATGAAATACTTGTCTATGATCTTTTTTACTTAAAAAGATCCAACCATTATCGTCTTTTTTTTGAAGGGTACCTAACTTTTGACCGTGTTCCTCTACAATCCAGAACTTGTCTTTTACAAGTGTTTTTGCTTTTACTGTCATACACTTAACCTCGCATTAAAGGGCTCTACGTATAGTTGAGCCTGCTCACTAATTCTATTTAAATCGTACTTGGCACAGAACCTCATGAATCTGACTCCAACTTGATCTATACTTTTATTTTCTGCCATGGCCTGTGTAATCGTTTGATCTAGTTCTTCTACAATAGCTTCTGGTTGTGCGTGTAAGTCAACTAAAAATTTATTTCTTTCGTAATCGTCCATTACTCTATGTTCCTTGCCATCATGATCAACCCATTTTGTTAGCATTAAATTATTCCATGTATAACCTTTTGCTTGTCTATCTCCAAATGCATCTCGTAACCCTATTTTGTTTTTAGTACCTTTTGTTCTAACACCTGGATATGCACTAAAAATATTATCTGATGGATCACCTCTCATTGCCTTTTCAAATAACATCCATTCTATGTCAGGTGCACCTTTTGGTGCTTTAGTTTTCTTATCTATAATTTCATTGCCTTTATTATCAAACCAACCTTCGTGTGTAATAGTTTGTTCTGTAACGCCATTATATTGTTTAACATTTTCGTTTACAAGTTGGTTTAAATCTTTATCTGTGCTTAAAATAACGTGTTTAGTATCAGGATGTTTGTCTATCCAACGTGCAATTAAATCGTCTGCTTCTGCTCTAGAGTTTTGTAATACAGTAACGTTTGTTTTTGTTTTTATAAAGTCACAAAAATCATCATAACATTCCCAGAATACTTTATTTTCATCTTTTTCTTTTTCAGTCATTGCTTCAAATATTTCTTTTCTATTTCGTTTGTATGGAGCATAGTGGTCTTTACGCCAACTACGTCCTTCTAAACAAAACACCATGTGTGTACCTTCAAAATCTTGCCATGCTTTTTTAATAGAGTTTATAGTGATATGAATAGCCATACCTATTTTTTCGCTAGTGTCTCCACGTATAACGTGCCTAGCACGAAAAAAAGTATTTGCCGTGTCTACTAATATATGGGTCATTTGTTAACCCCAGAAGTCTTTATCGAAAGGTTTTGGAAGTTTTGATTTAATTGATTTCCATATTTTTATTTCTATGTTTCCAATAAATTTAGGTCTTGGAATCATCCAACCAATTAGTATTCCTAAAAGAATAGCACCCATTATGATACCTCCGTTTTGCCGTCGTCTCGTCTGTTTATTTGAACATACCCAGATCCAGTAACGTCGACGCCTTGTTCGTTGCCAATTGTTTTACATAAAGTTTGAAACCATCTATCAACTATTTCTTCATCAGTTTTTCCAAGATAGCCGTGTTGTTTTAAATTGTTAACAAATTCGTTATTCCAATCTAGTTCAAAAAACCCATTACGTGGATTATCTGGACTAACATTCATATCTAGAACTTTAACCCAAGGTTTTTCACTTTTACCTTTAGTAGCTTTTTTCTTAATAGTTTTCTTTGTTGTTTTTTTAATCTTCATTACTTTATTATAGTTTGTTTTTCCTTTTTTTGCAATCATTACGTTCCCCATTTATTACCAAATAAATCTACGTGTAGTCTTGGACTATATTTGTAACCATATTTTAAACATAAGTCAGCTACTTGTCTAGCAGTTTTAGATTGTCCTTCTACTGTGGCACCTACTGCCATTAGATATATGTCTGCTTCTACACCTGCGTCTGCATATGCTTTTCTTGCCATATCAACTTCTTCTAAATCTTTCTCATCTTGTACAACAAATTTAAAATATAAATGTGTGTTTGGTATTTGTGAATATTGGTAAGCAACTTCAGGTTTAATTGCTTTTTCCCACTTCTCACCTGATATTGATAATTTTGGTGAAGTTGACCAAGTCACGTGAACTGGGTGTTTTCCATGATCACCAGCAGTTAATCCGTGCATAAACTTATCAAAATTTTCTTTAAATGGTTGTGTACAATTAGTTTCAATTGTAATATTTTTTAAATCACGAAATACAGGTTGTCTTATTAACATTTGTAATTCTCTTTGCCATAACATAGGTTCGCCACCTGTTATAATAAAATGGATGTCTTGTCCTGTTGAACATACCCATTTATTTTCTGGCGTATAGGATATAATTTCTTTTGCTATTTCATCAACAGGTTTCCAACTTACTAAATGTTTATATCTTGTTGCCCAACTGGCACTTGCATCACAACCTATTTCTACAACAGGTAATTGACT